CCCCTCCACGACATCGCCTTGGGTGCACTCAAGAACGGCTTGGCGACCGCCCTCCCAGTTCCCTGGGCAAGTTGCCTGTCGGCACGTGCCCTTGCTCCACCTTGGCCATTTCCCTTCTTGCCGCCGCCATTGGTGCGGCGGCCTCTGCGTGCCCATGGTCTGTTGACCATCACGGATGAGTGACAAAATGTCGATTGCTGGTCTTCACCGCTCAAGCGAGGTCGCTTGTACCATGCCAGCCATATATTTTATTTCAGAACTCCTACAGTAACGGTCTAACCTAGAAAGTCTGTATGCGTGTGGGTGTCGGATCGGTGTCTCCGACGGACTGAACGTTGATGCGTAGAATTCGCCGAAGCGGCGGGACACCTTAGGACCGTGAGACCCTGGCTCGTGGGTGTTAACGGCTGTCCGTCCGGGAATCCCTATCTACGCCCTCCCGCTCAGCAGGGATACGCCCTGCCGCGGTGCTGTAACCATTCTCACTTCCCGCCAACCAACTCCCTCACAAACGGTGATTGGACGCCCTTGCGAGCGGGGAACCAGCTTGGAACGCCTTGGGCGTCCCACGCACTACGGGATGAGCGATCGGAGATTAAGGAGCGGCTCACTCCAACCGGGGTCCAAATCCGGATCTCCTTATGCCTTCACCTCAGTGGCCTGCTAACCACACCAGGCTTCCACCACCTGTCCACGCAAAGATGGCAAAAGAATAAGGCCATGCATTCCCCGTGCGCTGGGGTCTCAGGTCAATAAGCAGCGCCGAACGGTAAAGCTTTAGTGTTGACCCATCGCATGTCTCAGGACGTGGGTATTAACCACGCCCCCCCCTCAGAAAATGCAAGTAAAGCCGGTACTGTTTAAGATTTTCCCCGGCTTGAATTCGGCCAATGGCCCATGCTAACCCTCAGTGGGAAATGGCTCACTGCCAGCTCTGCGGCACGGATGCCGCAAAACCTTCGTAATCATCCAGGGAGTCCCACGCCCAGAGATGTGACTCAAACAACTGGAGTTCGTCGTGGGTCACGCTGAGTCCCAGAGCATCGAGCAGTCTGGTTTCCTCAACGGGATCCCTCCCCAAGTTGGCCTCATCAATCCTGTCGTGGACCGTGGCGAACGTCAGCTCGTCCTTGTCGTCCCCGGTGATCCGCATAGTGAGCTCTCGATCCGTGACCGTCGAGTCACGGGCTGCCAATGTGATGGCATACTGCTGGTACTTCCTTGACACCGTCGGCATCAAGCCCGAGAAGTCGGCGGCGCGGGCGAGCATTGCCGCCGCCGCCACCATCTTTGCTTTGAACAAGTCGCCCTCGGCGGCTGCCTCCTTGGCTAAGGGGGAGCATGAAACGTTGTTCTTCAGAGCGCGCGGGAGCTCGGGGGCGATGTCCCCCGGCACCAGCTTACCATCCTGGGCAGCGACATGCCACCCCACGAATGTGGCCCGGTTCTCAACGAAGACGAACTTCATGTTGAACCCGGCCCGCTCCCAGTAGCCCAGAATCGCGTTCGTGATATCTGTGCCCTTCAACAATTTCGGTGACGACTTCACCAGCGAATCGTCCCCCTCAAAGCAGCCGTTGAACCACCTGATGACACCGAGCACATCGATGCCCTTCCTGACCGCCGGGTCAAGGAACAGGTGGGGAGAGTGGAAGACGGAACAGTACCACATAGCATAGTTCGTCCACCAATTCAAGCACGACGTGCCCCTGTGGCCTGACCTCCTAATTGCGTTGATCTTCTTCACCACATTGCCACAGGCACCACGAAAAAAGATTTTCAACTGCTTCTTCTCATTAATCGCGGTGTGCGCGTCATGCCACGCCTTGGGACACGCCCCCAGGTCACTGAGCATCTCTACAATATGGTACAAAATGTAGTTCTCCGAGCTCCTCACCTCCGGGTTGCACGTTGTGTCCCAGGCACTGCCGTCTCCCTCTATCGCACCAGAGTCCTCCTTGAGTTTCGCCGGGGCCTGAAGCTCCCGGACACACCTGTCGACTGCCTCGCGCTTCGGCAAATGCTTGATGCTCTTCTTCTCGAAGTGCTCGAACAGGATGTCCTCAAAGCATTTCACCGTCATCAACGCCATCAACTGGCCGTCGTCCCCATCTGCTATCAGCAGCCTGGGTGCCTTGCCCGTGGGCATGACCTCGGCCTTGATCGCTGCGGCCAGACGAAATTGTGGATCGTGCTGCCTCATCAGGTTTTGAAGAGAGATCTGCATGCGGTTCATGGACCACTTGCCCGACTTGATCTTCTCAAAGTCCCAATTGTCAACAATCCACTTCTGCACCCTATCACGGCTGAAGACTGCATGTTTGCCGTGGCATGCAGCCCTCGCAAATGAGAGGTACTTCGCCTTGTCGTCCTTGGTCCACGTGCACGGCTTGGCCTTCAGCTCAAGCCTGTGGTGAACCGCCGCAGTGACGTTCTCGAACGTGTTGCAGTACACCAGCGGTTCCTCCGAACAGGGTCCGGTCTGGATCCCCGCCACTGGGTAACTGTCAGTCGACGTGTCATATTCCCTGCCAAGCACTTTCACCATGCCATCTTCCTTAATATAACGCAGGGTATCATCGGCGTTCTGAAGGACTTCCAGATCACGCGCCGTCTTCCCAGTACTGGTAAGCGCTGTCTCCTTCTCGTCCTTCCCCAAACCAGGCGGGGGGACCGTCTGACCTGGGCCTGGCTCCGGCTTGGGCTCTGATCCACTGGGAGGGCCGGGTTCTGTGACACCGGACCCACTGGGCGCACCAGCAGTATCCTCCTCAGCAGGGACCTTCGCTTTCCCTGGAGCCAAACGCCTGTAGTGTGTCCTGACTTCCTCCGGCATGCACCCCATACTGATCAAGAAATCAAGGTACCCGCAGCATCCCTCGACACTGTGGCCTTGAGCCATGCTGTTCATGGCGCTGACACCCACTTGCTTCATGGCCATGTGCTCAAGTGACCCCGTCGGCCAAAGCCGCTTGGCTTCCATCACCAGGGATCCCTTGAGTGCCGATGCCTTCGCCTGGGTGCTCAGTCCATGCTCAAGTATGTGGTACAGTGAGGTGAACTCTTTCTCTGTGAACACAACCTTTGTCCATTTTGGTGTCCACCCCCATCCACGGTAGAATGGTCGGTGCACCACCCACTCTCCTTCGCGACTTGCTGCTGCCTTAAATAACTCCGGTGTCGCTTCCTTCAACTCCTCGTACGTCCAGCTTCTTCCCACGTTGGGCGCCAGCATGCTGGCTAACCAATAACCCTAGGCTGAGGGAGATTT